ATATGAAGGTTAAATTGCTAAGAGCAACAATGATAGCTGGCACTCCTACGAGTGCTGGCACTATCGTTGATGTTGAAGAGCAAGCTGGTAATTATTTGATAGCAATAGAAAAAGCTGAATTAGCTGTTGAAGCTTGTGAAGCTCCTATTGCCAGTACAGAACCAGTTGTCGAGTCAGAGCCTACCGATAGTGACGAAGTTGATTTTTCTCAAATGACAAAAGCGCAATTAGAAACTTATGGTCGTGAGCTTGGTATAGAACTCGATAAAAGACAAACAAAAACTGATCTGATTGCAAAATTAGAAGAGTTTATTTCTACACAAGAGGAATCTTAAAATGTCTGTTTTACAGCAAAATTTAGACAAATTAACTATTACTGCTGGTGTTGCAACTGCTGCTGTAACTAGCACAGCTACATCTAGTGCTATAGATCTTCTCGAATACGATGGAGATGTATTGCTAATTCTAGATTCTGCTGCTGGTGGCGGTTCTAGTCCAACATTAGATATTAAGTTAACTGAGTCTGACGCTAGTGGAGGTACTTATACAGATCTCTCAGGAGCTACTTTTACACAAGTTACTGGTTCTGCATCATTGCAAACACTTGTAATCAACAAAGACACTTCTAAGCGTTATGTGAAGATTGTACAAACAATCGGTGGTTCATCACCAACATTTACTTTCAGCATCAACTTAGTTGGTGTTAAGAAGTATAGCTAAAAGGTTAGCCCTCAATCGAGGGCTTTTTTTCTCATGGCTTTTATAGAGGATATAGATACATTCTTTGGAGATTTTTCTGAAGATGTATTTTATGACAATGCTATATACAAAGGAATCTTAGAGCAGCCTGATGAGATTGTTGCTGATGATCGTGTGTTAACTACTGATTATCAATTAACAGTAAAAACATCTGATCTTGGTTCTTTAGAATATAACACTCAGCTAGAAGTCAGCGATGTCAAATACAAGGTAAGAAGTGCTAGGAAAATAGATGATGGTACTTTATCTGTAATTTCATTAATGAAGGTTTGAGATGGCTAGTAAAAGAGAACAGATATTAGCAAAAATCAAAACAAACCTTACAGGAACTACAGGTGTAGGAACTCGCATTTATAGAAGCAGGGTAGAGCCAATGACAAGAGATGAATCTCCTTCTTTGGTTCTAGAGTTTGTTACAGACGAACCTACTGTTAATAGTGCAACTTACTTAAAACTTGATTGGACATTAAGGGTAAGAATAGTTGTTGTTGTTAGATCACAAACACCTGACACTACAGCAGATGCAACAGTTGAAAGTTTACATACTAAAGTTGTTAGCGATCCAACTTTAGGAGGACTTGCGATTGACGTAAGACCAGCCACAGTAACTTTTGATGTTGTAGAAGCAGATCAGCCAGCAGGGATAATATCCTGTGAGTATGAAGTAGATTACAGGAGCAGTTATAACGATTTGTCAACATGATTTACAATCAATCTGTTACCCTAACAACCCTGATTGTTTAATATGAAGCATGAAATTCCAAATGAGGGCGGTACTTACATACTGAACCCTAAAACTGGCAAAGCAAAGCTAGTTCAACAAACAACACAAGCTGAACCCCCTACTGAGGTAATTAAAGATGGCACAACTGACAAGAAAGAGAGTAATTCTAATTGAAGCTGAGAGCAGCTATGGAACAGATCCAACTCCAGCAGCAACAGATGTTGTTCTTGTAAGAGATCTGTCAATTACACCGCAATCTAGTGATGTGGTAAACAGAGATGTTGTTAGACCTTACTTAGGAGCATCTGAGCAGCTACTTGCAAACACTAAAGTTGAATGTACATTTTCAGTAGAACTTGCTGGGTCTGGTACAGCCGGAACTGCCCCAAGATACGGAAGTGCGCTAAAAGCGTGTGGTTTTTCGGAAACGGTCAGTTCGGGAACTAGCGTTACTTACGCACCTGTTTCAGCAAGTTTTAGTTCAGTAACAATTCACTACAACGTAGATGGTGTAAGACATATCGTTACAGGTTGCAGAGGAAGTTTTGTTCTTAATGCTGCTGTTGGTGAAATACCTAGTATAGATTTCACTTTTACTGGAATTTATAACGCACCAACTGATACTGCATTACCAAGTGTTACCTATGGCGCACAAGCTACACCATTGATATTTAAAAACGGCAATACAAGCGGATTTTCATTATTATCACACTCTGGTGCGTTGATGAATTTGTCAATGGATGTTGGAAACGAACTTGTTTATAGAGAACTTGTTGGAGGTACAAAAGAAGTTTTAATTACTGATAGAGCAGCTAATGGTTCTGTAACCATCGAAGCACCAGCACTTGCATCTAAAGATTTCTTTGCTGCTGCTTTAACAGATTCTTCATTAGGTAACTTGCAGTTTTTACATGGAACAACAGCAGGGAATAAGGTTCAGTTTATAAGTAGTAAAGTGGATATTGGAGATGTCAGTTATGGAGAGGCTGATGGGGTCACTATGTTAGAAATTCCATACACACTTGTGCCAAGCGCAGCAAATGATGAAATGAGTTTAATCTTTACTTAGTAAGTATTGACTACTAAGGTAGAGTAAAGAAGTATATATCTTAATTTATGGCATTTATTAGAAAAAAGACCAAGGTGTATTCTTGGCCTGTTGAAGTTAAAACACCATCTGAGACTAATATTGGTGAGTTTGACACAAGTGAGTTTATTGGCAAATTTAAGCGTTTATCGAGATCTGAGTTAAATTCATTTGAGGAAGATACTGAATTTAAAGCTTTAGAAAAGGTTTTAGTTGGCTGGGAAGATTTGACAGAAGAAGATGGCACACCAATACAATTTTCAAAAGCAGAATTAAAAAACTTTGCAGAAGATACAGATTTTGTGGCAGGGGTGTTAGAAGCTTTTAAAAAATTCTATGCTAATTCACAAGTGGGAAACTAACTGATGCTGCTAAATACTGGGCTTCGGGTGGCAAACAAGTTATAGATGAAACACAAAAAGACGCTGCTGCGTTTGGTGTAAAAATCGAGGAGCAACCAGAGATAGAAGAAGATTTTGAAGTTTTTGATGAGAATTGGGATATTGTAATGATGTTTTTACGTTGTCAGACACAATGGAACACAACCTTTGGAGGTGTAGTAGGATTAAAGTATGAAGTCTTATTACTTGATGGAGGACTGTTTGACCTTTATCATGTAGATAACCGCCAAGAAATGCTGGAAGGTTTGCAACTAATGGAAATTGTCGCTATTAAAGAATCTAATAAGGAGAAAAAATAGTGGCTCAAGATATTTCTATAACAAAAATAAAACTTCAATTACAGGATTTTGGTAAGTTAAGGAGTGTAAATCAAACATTTAATAAATTAAATAAAAGTTTAGGTTTTACTGATGCAGAAATTAAAAAAACAATAAAATCAGTAACTAGCTTTGACCAAAGATTTAAAGGAGCTAATAAAACATCAGTTCGTAGTGTCGCTACATACAACAAACAAATAGCAGCACTAAGAGAATTACAAAATAATGTTGCTATAGGTGGTAAAGCATATAGAGCATTTGGAGCAGAGGCAGATAGGTTAAGGGCGCAATTAGATGCGCTTACAAATGCAGGGAAGAAACAAAAAGGTTTGTTTGGAAAAATAGGTGTTGGAGGAAGAGCAGCACTTGGAGCAGCAGCAGGTTCAGTAGTAGGAGGGCTAGGCAGCACAGCGCAACTTGCTCTTACTGGTGGTGCAGTTGGAGGTGCTGCTGGTGCTGCTATTGGTGCTGGTGTAGGTGCTGCTATTGATTTAACTCAATTTGCTTCTGGTGCTGCAACATACGCATCAGAAATAGAAAAACTTGAAATTGCGTTGTTGGGTGTCACAAAAGATCAAAAAACTTTTCAAAAAGGTTTAGATGTCATAGCAACAACTTCTAGAAGATTAAACGTACCAATAGCTGCATCCACCAAACAATTCACCACGTTAGCTGCTTCTGTTTTAGGCTCTGGGGGGACTATTAAAGATGCAGAAACAGTATTTGTTGGTGTTTCAGAAGCTATTAAAGCTACTGGTGGTAATGCAGAAGATGTACAATCTGCGATACGAGCCATGTCACAGATATTTGGTAAAGGTAAGGTATCTGCGGAAGAATTACAAGGTCAGTTAGGTGAAAGACTAGCTGGCGCAGTTGTGAAATTTGCAGAAGCTAATGGTAGTAGTTTGCAGAAGTTACAAAAAGACTTAAGAGATGGAACTGTTGGGTTAGATCAGGTTATTGCGTTTGCGAAAAAGTTAAATGTAGATTTTGGAAAAACAGCAGAAGAAGTTGCTAATTCATCTGCGGATGCAGGTCAAAGGCTAAAAGTACAAATGGATAATTTTAAATTAATAATAGGAAGAGCAGTCCTCCCTATTGGTGCTGCGTTCCAAGGAATGATGAGTGATATTGTTAAGGGAATAACTGAAAATGAAGGTGTAATGAATGGTTTGGCTATGTCATTTAAAGCTATAGGTGCTGCTGCATTTATAACGATTGCTGGAATAAGATTTTTGATTAGAACTTTGGCTGATTTATTTAAAATGCAACAAGCAATTTTAAGATTAGATTTTGAAGAAGTTGGAAATATTATTAGTAAAGGTTTAAAAGATACAAGAGAAAATCTTAAAGATGATGCTGAAGCTTTGCAAAATATGTTTGTAATTAAACCAAAGGTAATACCTCCTGATGGTACAGGTGGGACAGATGGTGGAACAGGAAGTGGAGATGGAAGCGGTTTTGATGATTTAGGAGGGGATAGTTCTCCTTTAAAATCATTTGCTGATAGTGCATTTAAGTTTGCAGAGCAAGCAGAACAAGCAGTTGTTAATGCTTTTAGAGGTATGGAAGATGCTTTAGTTAAATTTGTAACTACAGGAAAATTAAACTTTGCTGATTTTGCTAATGCTGTAATTGCTGATTTAACAAGAATGATGGTAAGAGCAATGATTGTTAAACCATTATTTAACTTTTTGTTCCCTGATTTTGCTGATGGTGGTGTTGTAGATGGTGGTGCAGTAAAGAAGAGTGCTAAAGGAAATGTTTTTGCTAAAAACAAGATTGTTCCTTATGCCTATGGAGGGATAGTTAACAAACCTACGTTATTCCCAATGGCTAACGGAATGGGGCTTATGGGAGAAGCTGGCGCAGAAGCTATTATGCCTTTAAGAAGGCATAGCAATGGAAAACTTGGAGTTGAGGCTTCTGGAGGTATGGGTAATGTAGTTGTTAATGTTGATGCAAGCGGTACAGCAGCACAAGGAGATAATTCAAGATCAAAAGAATTTGGTAGATTAATAGGAGTAGCTATAGAAGCTGAAATTGTAAAACAAAAAAGACCGGGAGGCTTACTTTACAACTAATGGCAACTTACGACACAAACACTGTAGGATCTGACGTTTCACCTAGTTTTAGTCCTCAACTTGAAATACAGCAAGATGTAACTGTTGTAAATCTAGGAGATGGGTATCAACAGCGTATTTTAAAAGGCTTGAATACTAAAAGAAGAAAATGGACTTTACCTTATGAAAAAAGAACTGACGCTGTAACAACGAATATTTTAAATTTTTTTGAATCGTCTACTGGTGGTAACAACGGTCAAAAAGCATTTGATTGGACACCTCCATATGGATTAACAGGAAAATGGCTTTGTCAGAAAATTAATGTTACGAAGGTTGCATATAATTTAAACGATATTAATTTAGAATTTATAGAGGTTTTTGAAACATGAGTGTACTTATATCTGAATTACAAAAAACAGATCCTAGTGCAATTATTGAATTGTTTGAATTGCAGCTATCGCAAAACTTGCATGGTGCTACAACCACTTATAGATGGCACTCTGGTGTAGCTACTAATTCGATTGGTGAGTTAGTTTTAGATGGTGTAACATATTCTGCTTTACCAATAGAAGCTGAAGGTTTTGATTATAAAGGTGGTAAAGATCAGCAGTTACCAAGACCTACATTAAGAGTCAGTAATTTATTTAGTACAGTTAGTGCAATTTTAGCAAGTGTTAACTCTGTGACTCCATTTAACAATTTAATAGGGGCAAAAGTCACAAGAATAAGAACATTAGCTAAATTTTTAGATTCAACAAATTTTAGTGCTGGCACTACAACTTATAATGTCACAGTAGTTAATAGTGGTGGCAACAAGTTTGCTTTAAATGGAGTTACAAATCCTACTCTTACTTTAGTCAGGGGTGGAACGTATATTTTTTATCAACATGATTATTCAAATACTGGACATCCGATAGCTTTTAGACAAACAAACGATACAGCATATACCGCAGGGGTTTCAACAGTTGGTACAGTAGGGTCAGCTAATGCAAGGACAACATTTACTGTTCCAGATAATGCTCCTTCATCGTTGAAGTATTACTGCACTGTACATGGCAACAGTATGGGTAATAATATAACAATTTCAAATTATACTAATCCTGATGCAAGCGCATCAATAAGATTTCCTGACGATGTGTACTATATTGATCGTAAATCATTAGAGAATAGACAAGTAGTAGAGTTTGAGCTTGCAGCAGTGTTTGATTTGTCAAATGTAAAAATTCCTAAAAGACAGGCACTTCCAAGCATATTTCCCGGTATTGGATCGTTCCATGCTTGATTGGAAAATTAAAGCAGAAGAACACGCAAAGAATGAGTTTCCTAGTGAAGTCTGTGGTTTAGTTGTTTGTATAAAAGGCAAAGAGAAATATATGCCTTGCAAGAATGTTGCAATAAATCCATTAGATCATTTTATTATTAATCCAGAAGATTGGGCAGAAGCTGAAGATAGCGGAACGATAATGTCAATATTTCACTCACATCCTTATCAATCTCCACTACCAAGTGAAGCGGACAAAGCTGCCTGTGAACTTACCAAGTTACCTTGGTATATATATGGTGTTGGAGTTGATACATGGCATGACTTTGCACCTTCTGGATATAAAGCTTCTCTTATAGGTAGGAAATGGGTTTGGGGAGTACATGATTGCTGGACATTAACAAAAGATTATTATGAAAGTAAAGGTATTATTTTAAGGGATTGGGAAAGACCTAATGATCCAGAAGAATTTAGACAAAATCCATACTTTGATAAATGTTTTAAAGATACTGGATTTAGACAGCTTGGCAATGAAGAAGCATTACAAGAAGG